GACCGATGTTGAGACAGACATTGTTTCTGTGCAATATTGGAAAACACCGACTGGCACTGCCTATCCTGCCAAAAAATATAAGGTTTCAGTCTCTGTTGAAACAATCGGCGATGAAGCGTTGAAGACACTCAAGCACTCAGTTACCTGTGGTGTGATGGGCGATGCGGTTATGGGGACATTCGATGTTACTGACAAAACCTTTAGCGCAAGCTAATCTGAAAGGAATATAACATGGCGATTAAAAGATCAAAATTACGACATTTTATGAACACCACACCAGACGAAACAACTCCGTCTGGCGGTGAAACATGGTCGTTGATGAACACTGGTATCACCAGCCTGAGCATCAACAAAAACCCAACCTATCTTGAGGAAGGGTACATTGCTGATGAGGTTGGCAGCAAACAACTTGAGAGTCTTGCACCTGAGTTCACATTTGAGATCAACGTGGACGAGAGCGACCCTGTGTCCGTTTATCTCACAGACTTAGAGTGGGAAGACGCGACTCTAAGCGAGGTTGAAACCAGCATCGTGTCTGTGCAACTGTGGCAGACTCCTACTGGCACTACACCGAACCTCAGCTACCCAGCGAAGAAATACAACGTGTCAATCTCGGTTGAGACCATCGGCGATGAGGCTTTGAAAACGCTGAAGCATAGCGTGACTGCTGGTGTGATGGGCGATGCGGTTATGGGGACATTCCAGCCGTACACATCAACCTTTGTAGAAGACGAGGATTAGCTGATGGAATCAATCAATATCAAAACCGATAGCCAGCGGACTTTGTGTATCAACGATGACGAGTCCAGGTGGATTACGTTTGATGCAGAAGACCTGAATTTCTACGGTAGGCTGAAGGTCTTATATAGTTCGCTTGGTGGAAAGCAAAAAGAGTTTGAAGTCAAAGAAGCCGAAGCACGTGCTCTTGAGGGCGAGGATGAGAACGGTGCGCCGTTGTCTGCTTTGGCTTTGATTGACATTCAGACCGAGTTTGCCAACCACGTCATCGAAGGCATGGACGCGGTATTCGGTGAGGGCACTTGCCAACGCCTGTTTGGAAACACGTTCAATCCAGACGCTTACGGTGAACTAATCAAGGCTATTTTGACACACATTTCAAAATACCGTGAGAAGAAACTGCAGGCTGAACTGAAAAAAAATCCAGGCAAAAAGGTAATGAAATAAGTTGAAGAACTTTCTGATCGAGCAGTTTCCTGATGCAATCGAGATTGACGGTGAAGTATATGCCGTCAATACTGATTTTCGTGTCGGGTTACAGATTATGGCTGACTTTGAGAATCCTGAGTTTGACCAGGATGAGAAGGGCTATCTAATGCTCAATCGGCTTTATCGTGATTTGCCAGATGACAGGGACGGCGAGTTTTATCAGGAAGCGTTATCAAAGGCGACTAAATTTCTGAACGCTGGCGATGAGACGGGACAGGAAACCGAAGGGAAACCACGTCTTTACTCATTTGATAAAGACGCTCGGTTGATCTATTCTGCTTTCTCACAGACTCACGGTGTAGACCTGCAAACTGCTGATATGCACTGGTGGCGATTCATTGCTTTGTTTATGGATTTGGGGGCAGATACGGCTTTCAATTCTATGGTCAACCTACGGAAGCGGTATCACGAAGGCAAGTTGAACGATGAAGAAAAGAAATTGGTAGCGCGGTTAGGCAATGATTTTCTACTTGAGCAGGACGAAAGTTATGAGCCTCTTGATCCTGATGAGGTTGCGTTTATCAGTATGTTACCAGAAGAAGATCAAAAGCGATTTTGGGAAGGCAGGAAACGCTAATGGCGTATGATGGCTCAATCCGCATAAATACAAAAATTGACGGCAAAGGTTTCGACACTGGCGTAAAGCGAATGATGTCCAGCCTGGGCAGTCTTGCCGCTTCGCTTGGTGTTGTTTTCGGCGTGGCGGGTCTGGTCAACTTTGGCAAGAAGAGCGTAGAAACTGCTATGCAAATGGAAGCAGGTTGGCAAGGTTTGCGCTATATGGCAAGAGCCTACGGCAAAGACATCAACCAAATCTCAGAGTTTTTGCAGGACTACACAAAAGACGGTTTAGTGCCAATGATGAACGCACAGCAAGCCTACAAGAATATGCTTGCCCGTGGTTACAACACCGACCAACTTGAGAAGATGCTGCTCATCATGAAAGATAGCGCAGTCTATTTGCGTAAAGGGCAGCTGGCTATCGGCGATGCTATTGAGAAGACCACGATGGGCTTGCGGACTGAGCGTTCTATCCTGACCGACTCCTCTGGTATCGAAAAGAACATGTATAAGATGTGGCAAGCCTACGCAAAGGAAATGGGAACAACCATTTCGGCTTTAACGAAAGAGCAGAAACTTATCGCCGAGTTCCAGGGTTTCATGGAAGAAGGCGCGGTCTATGCAGGTGCAGCGGCTGAGTACACCGAAACTTACGCTGGCAAGGTTGCTCAGTTGACCGCAGCAATGGTCGGTTTGAAGGTGTCCGTGGGTAACATGCTCATCCCATTGCTGAATGCGATGCTGCCGAAAATTATTGAGATAGTACATTGGTTTACCCGCCTTTTCAACATTGTTGGACGGGTGTTGAACTTATTATTTGGCACAAACGTTGGGGCAATAGACGCTATAGCTGAAGGGACTGAAGATGCCGCAGACGCTCAGGACGAACTCGCCAATGCAACGGACAGGGCGGGTAAGGCGGCTAAGGGTGCGCTGGCATCATTCGACAAATTGAATGTGTTATCTCAGCCAGCACCTACGAGCGGCGGTGGGGGCGGCACAGACTTAGGCTTGCCAGAAGAAGAGGAAGACGGCGGTGCGCTTGGCAAGATTGGGAAAGCACTTGATGAGTTAGAGATAAAGATTGCGGCTTTCAAGCAGAACTTGCTTGCTTTCTTCGCACCATTACAAGAGCCGTTTAATCGCTTGAAAGAGGCTTTTCTGACATTAGGCGCGACCATTGGCACAGGCTTAGGTTGGGCTTGGACAAACATCTTACAGCCATTTTTCAATTGGCTTGGTCAAGATGTAGCGCCAGTGGCATTAGACCTGGTTACTGCTGCTCTCAATTTGCTCAACGAAGTCTTGATTGCGGTTTCGCCTCTTTTCTTATGGCTTTGGGAAAACGTATTGCAGCCAATAGGGAAATGGGCTGGCGAGGCGTTTATCCAAGCCCTGACTTGGATTTCAGAAAAACTTACGGAGCTAAGCGATTGGATCAGCACTCACCAGGAGACAGTTCAGACAATTACAACCATCTTAGGAAGTTTCGCCGCAGCATGGATTCTCGTGAACGGCGCGATTGGTATTTGGAGTGGAATAGCTGCTATAGCCACGAGCGTAACAACTGCGTTTGCTGGTGCGGTTGCGTTTCTGACATCGCCAATAGGGTTGGTGGTTTTGGCAATTGGGGCGGTAATTGCAATTGTTGTGTTACTAATCAAGCATTGGGACGACGTGAAAGCCTGGGCGATTAGCACCTGGGAAAAGATTAAAGAAGTTTGGGGTGTAGTCGCAGGCTGGTTTAACGAGAAGGTGGTTGAGCCACTAAAGGCGTTCTTTGCTCCAATAGCTGAATGGTTTTCAACCAACGTTACTAATCCACTGAAAGAGAAGTTTGCAAACCTTGTCGAGAAGTGGACTGAACTCAAAGACGTGATTAAAGAGAAGATTATTGACCCTGTAGTAAAATTCTTTGAGGAAACCCTTAAGCCGCTGATTGCAGCCGTCCTGGACTTTCTGAAGGATTACTTTGCTGAAGTTTGGGAGGGCATAAAAGATGTCATATCTACAGTGATTGGTGCAATCGGTTTGATTTTCCAAACACAGCTTGAGTTTTGGAAAGGCATTTTTTCAGGTGTCTTCGAGGCTATCGGTGGAATTATCAAAGGTGCGTTGCAGGTTATTACTGCGGTAATAGGGACGGTCATTGACGTAATCGCTGGGATTATCACCTTCCTGACTGGTGTGTTTACTGGCGATTGGGACAAAGCCTGGCGGGGTATCAAAGACATCGTGCTTGGCATTTGGGACGGGATTGTTGGTGTAATCAAGGGCGCAATCAATGGAATCATCGGGTTTATCAACGGGATGATTAATGGCATTGTATCTGGAATCAACAACGTAATCGGCGTGCTCAATAATCTGAATATTGAAATCCCCGATTGGATTCCATTGATAGGCGGAAAGACTTTTGGCTTCAACCTACAAACCCTTACTGCCCCGCAAATTCCTTTACTTGCCACTGGCGCAGTTATCCCCGCCAATGCGCCGTTCGCGGCAATCCTGGGCGACCAGAAGTCTGGTACGAATGTCGAAGCACCGCTGAAAACCATTGAGCAAGCTGTGGACAATGTGCTGGCTCGACGGGGGCTTAATACTGGTACAGACAATGGGTTGATTCACAACGTTATCAAATTGGACGGGCAAGTCTTATATGATGCGTTTAAGAAAATTGACAAGCGCGTTGGCAGAAGCATGATTGCAGGGAGCGGTATACGATGATAGTGATTGACGGCACTTCTTACGACATCCCAATCAAGTCCATTCAAGGTAAAGCGGACATGCTGGACAAATATGCCGAAAGAACTTTGGACGGCGTACTCCATCGTGAGTTGATTGGTGTATACGACAACTATGAAATCGAGTTTGCGGCAACCTATCGGAATCCAACAGTTTATTCTGACCTTTGGTTTAAGTTGACTGAGCCAGTGCCCTGGCACACCGTTACATTTCCTACTGTCTTTGGTGACCGTGCGATTGTTGGTTATTTTGCCAATACTTCACACGATATTTCAAAACAAAAAGATGGGACAACATACTGGAAAAATCTGACAACTTCTTTTGTTTCCCGTGAAAAGAGACCATAACAATGTCTTATACCTACCCGATTGTCAGACTTAGCATTATGAACGAATCCATCGTGTTTCAGGACAGCGATGTTATTGAGGCTGAAGTCACGCAGGAAATCCATCCGATTGGGATTGAAGTCCCTGCTTCAAAAGCAACAATCAGAGTATGGCTTGACGATGAAGTTACAGACGAAGAGGGTAGAACGCTAAGGGACAAGTTCAGACCTTTTTCAGACGGGATTTATTACCAATCCATGACC